CCGCCTTTCGGCGGCGGGATAGGGGCGGGATCATCCTGCGGGGGATTAGGCGGCAAAGCCGGGCCGCAACCCACCAGAATTACCGGCACCGGTATTGGTGTTGCGGCCATCCGTCCAGACAACAACGAAAAAGTTGTGGCTAATGCAAGTAGGGGAACGAAGGCCCCACCAAACCGCCGTGGTGACGGCGGTATGATTATTTGCAATCTTGGTGTTACCAGCTTTGTAATAATCATACTGGGCCTGATAGTTCTGTTCATACTGGTTGGCGTAGCTTCTCGTACCAAAGACTTCAAACTCGGAAAGATCAAACAGGTAATCGGTAGTAGTTGTAACATTACCGGAACTGTTGCTTCCATTGCCCGTGTTATCGGTGTACTTGGTCACGGGTTGCATCACAGCACGAAGGTCAGACGGAAGCGCCGCCATCAAACTGTTTGCCAAGGGGCTTGTGGGGGTTCCATCATTGCCATAAAGGGTTTTCCGCTTATAGCAAGCGTTCCAACCACCGCTGTTCGTGTTGCTGGTGTTCCAACTGAAATAACCGGTGCCGGAAATATTAGTGTTGTATTTGCTGTCACACAGGGCAACGGCGGCACTCCCAATTTTTCCAATCTGGAAATGGATCTTATTCCCGCCTTCACGGGCCGAATTGTGATTGAACCCCAAAATGAAAGCATTGACCGCCAAATTGGAAAAAGTGGTGTTGCCCACCTTGCCATTGATCTTGATTTCCTTCACATCACCAACGGCCCAATAGTTGGCCCCCAAACCTGCGGAACTGACTTCCCGGATGGTTGCCCAACTGTTATCGTTCAGAACCTTGGTGGGCAATGTCACTTCAACGGAACAGGTCTTATTGGCCGGGGCCGTGTGGTTGGTGCCAGCGGCCACGCTGACGGTGATTGTAGCTTTTCCTTTGCCCTTGGCGGTAACAGTTACCACCCCACCGGAAACGCTCACAGAAGCCACCGTAGGGGCATTGGAAGTGGCCGTGATTGTGCCGTTACCGGCTCTTGTCACGGTGATGGTGTCCGTGGTCTTTGCGGCGGTCAGTTTGATGGAAGTCTTATTCAAAGACAAACTACCAGCGGCCTTGGCAATACTCCAAGCAACGGTTTTGGCCCCGGTGCTTCCATCGGCCCACTTGTAGTTCGTTTTCGGCGTGAAGGTGGCATTGTAGGAACCGGCGTTCGTGCCGCTGGTAGTTCCGCCAAGCGTCATTTTCCCGCTGTCATAGTTGTTCCAAGTGGGGCTTTGGGCCGAACCGGTATAAGTAAGGCTGTTGCTCTGCGTGGGGATCGTCATGGTGGCGGCGCTGATCGTCCAAGTCACTTCCTTGGCGGTCTGTGTGCCGTCTGCCCACTTATACTTCCCTTTCGGGGTGAAAGTGGCCGTGTAGGTTCCAGCATTGGTGCCGGTAGTCACGCCGCCCAAGGTCAGCGCATCGGGGTTATAAGCGTTCCAAGAAGGACTTTGGGCCTGTCCGTTATAGGTCAGGGTGCCATTCTGCGAAGGAAGAACATTGATGGTATAGACGATACCGGACACAGCTTCCAAGGCCGCATTTGCGGCATCCTGTGCGTTCTGTGCGGCTTCCACACAGGTTCCGATCTGGTTCAACAGATACGGGTGGGCGGTCTGATCAAGGTTGTGTTCGCTCACCTTGTTTTGGGCCGTACCTTTGGGATCATAGTTCATGTTGGGAAGCTGTTCGGCGGGAACCTTACCATCCACCAGATCAGCCTTCCCGGATTGACCTTTCTGAAGGGCTTCAACGGCATCCGCATTGGCCTTCATTTGGGCATCAATCTTATCCATGTTTTCATTCTGAACCCCTACATCATAAAATTCAGATTCAAGGGGTTTAGTCAGCTTGTAGTTGGTTGTTTTATTCGCCATTCTTCAAAACCTCGTTTCTCAACTGATTATGGGTATAGGCGGCAAGCTGGGCATGGGTGAACCGCCCAAGTTCCGCATGGGTGTTATAAAGCTGAAGCAAGGTCACAACCATGTTTTGGGGAACAACCCGGTTCAGCAAAGATTCAACATCATTGAAGTTGTTCTTTGCGGCCAACCCAATTTTCACAAGAAGCTGATAGGTGCCTTCTTCCACATCAGCGGAATAGTTACCCTTCCCGCATAGCGTTTCAAGGATGTTCCGAAGCTGGGGCAAGGTGTACGGAAGTTCTTCATTGATCCGGGTCAGAATACGGAACCGGCGATCTTCAAGACTGTCCGTGCCTTTGGGGGTAATCCCCAAAATCTTTTCCCACCGGGAAAGGCCCATGTTTCCAGCGGTGGGAATGAACTGATTATCAAGAAGATCATCCGTGGTATTCCATGCCTTTTCAATTTCCGGCTGTTCGCTCCCCATGATCCCCTGAAACTCCGCATAATCACGAATGACATAAGGAAGATAATCAATCAGTTTGCGTTCCATGCTCCCGGCCCCCTTATCCGCTGATCACGATGGTTCCCGGCTCAATGGTTCCCAAAACCGGAATGTGGTCAAGGGTCAGGGTACAGTTCGCCGCTTCACCGTTGATCTTTGTGTTGGCAATATCCAGAATACCGGTGATCCCCAACAGGCGGCTTTCCACCTGACTGATACGAACCACAAGGGCTTCATTCTGGTCTGCCCAACTTTGGGCCAGTTCCAAGAAGTAACCGTTGATTGCTTCCGTGACATAGGCGGAAACATCATCCCAACTCCATTCCCGCTGATAGTACAGATCGAAGGAAAGGTTGATGGTATCTTCACCCACGCCTTCAACCCTCACCACATGGCCGATGGGGGCAATGCCCACACCTTCACCGGCGTTCTGAAGGGGGTCAACTGCGGTCTGCACCTGATCCACAAGGGCTTCCGAAGGCTTCTTGAAGGAACTGTTGATGATCACCAGCTTCACGGTTCCGCCCACGGTCAGCTTGCTATTGGCTCCCGCCGCATACACGGCATTCAACCACGCCTTGATTTCCTCGGACACACCGGAAAGGCCGCTGATCCAAGTGTCGGTTCCCGTGGGCGGGATCAGCTTGGCCGGGTTCAAATCGCTGTTCCAAACCCGATATACCTTCACACCGCCCACGCCAGGAATGGCGTTCACCTTTTCCAGATAATCCGCACGGTTGCCGCCGAAGGCTTGGGCGTTCAGGCTATCCATGTAACGCTGTCTGAAAACCTCGGTATCTTCTTCATCCTCACCGGGGATCACCACGGCGGAAATGGAACAGGTTTCAAGCCCGTCCACATACTCAATGGGAATCACCGTTCCGGTGTAGTCATTACCGGCTTCACCAGCGGTTTCACAGGTGATTTCATACTTACCACTTCCACGGTCAGCCGAAACATAATAGTTCAGTTCTCCAATGGAAAAGCGGGTGTTCATGGGAAGGTGCAAGGTGGTTGGTGTAATGCTCAACTGCAACACGGCGGGGCTTGCCGGTTGCGGTTTCAGCCCCCTTTCTGCCGCCCTCAAAATGAGATAAGGGCGGGTTGCGGTGTCTGCAAAGGTTTCATTCAGCACCGTATCAAGGGCAATATAAAGGTTCTGCAATTCCACGGCGGCGGGGGCATCACCGCACCAAACCAACGAACCTTCACGGGTGTCCAAATTGCCATTGATAGAAAGCGCCTTCTGAAGCATCCGGGAAAGGATTGCTTCATAGGTCTGTGCTTCATACATCAGATTTCAACCCCCAATTCTGCATTGATTTCGCCAAAAATGCTGACCACCGTGAAGGTAGTCAGCACTTTCTTTTTGTTCACCGTAAATTCAAAGTTCTGAACCGCCGTGATCCTATCATCCTGAAGCAAGGCTTCACGAACCCGGCGTTCAATTTCGGGAATACAATATTCCACATCTTTCCCGATCAGATTATGAAGTTCAACCCCATAATCCCAAGAATGGATCAACCATTCATAGCGTTCTGTGTTCAGGATCAGAAAAACCGCCTGTTCCACAGCTTGGATTTCATCAATGGTGCCGATGATGGTCAGGTTGTTGTGGTTCATCCTGAAAGTACGGCTTGGAAGGGTTTCAATGGTGAAATCCTGTTTAATATCATCCTGCACTTGCGGAATCATCATCAAGCCCCCTTTACTCGGTCAATAACCACGAATTTCTTTCCTTGCTGAACCCGGATCAGAAGCACCTTTTCACCGGCCTTCAAAGCGTTGTGAACCTTGAAGGTTTTCTTGCTAACATAGGCGTGTTTGTGGGCTTCATAAGCCGCCGCACCAGAACCGCCGCCCTTGTCCTCGGTGCTGTGGTTCACCGTCATATCAACTTCAAAATCAGTCACATTCCGGGTCAGGATCAGCATTTTGGAAGTGTAGATGGATTTCTGATCCACCTGAATTTTCAAGGGTGAAGCGGAAAGGACTGTTCCAAACAGGATGTTCACCGGCTTGCTGGATTCTTGTGCTTCCATAGCCGCTTGTTTAATCACATCAACAGGATTAGGCAATAAATTCACCTCCGATCAGGTCAAGCGCCATCATATGTTCATTGCCCTTGAAGGTATGGGTGACTTTGTTCACCACCATGTAATTGTTGGTGACAATATCGCCAAGGTTCAGGGCCACCACCACGGCACTTCCAGCACGAACCCGCACATCACCGAAAGCGTTCTGAATGGTCAGCTTGCGGGTTTTCTGATCGTACAGCTTCAACAGGGCATCCGCCTTGGCGGAAGCGCCCGTTTTGGTCTGAACTTCTTCAAAATACTGAAGAACACCCCATTGGTTCATTTTCGCCCCGTCCTGTGCAATGAACAATTCCCGCTTACCGGTTTTTTCATCGTTATAGGCCAGCTTGATCTTGTTATAGGTCTGTTCATCAATACTGGATTCATAGCTGAAGTTTTCCCCGGTTTCTTCATCAATCAGAAGGTTCAGCTTCATGGTATTGATGTTCTTCAGGGTCAGCTTCCCGGCATCGTCATATAGAACATAAAGCTGTTTGGTATTCATCAGGGTTTCATCAAGGGCGCTCTGGATCATATCAAACAGGGTTTGGTTTTCTTCCACGATGGTTTCAAGGGTATAACCGGTATCTTCCACCGTGCCAAGGTTCAACCGGAAATCTGTTGCAATGCGCTTCAGAAGGTCAGAAGCCTTCAGCCCTTCTTCCGTGATGGTGTCCTTATTCTTCAAATAACGCAACTGATCATAGGCCACAACATCAATGGTGCCGCCCTTGTCACGCTTTTTCTTGAACACAAACCCATAGAACATGGCGGTTCCGTTCACAGTCAGCTTCACCGGATCACCTTCAGCAAAGTTCAGCCCCGGCCCCTTGACAACGGTGAACTCCAACTTGCCGGGGGTTCCCTTGCGCTCCAAGGTCAGCCGTGCGCCTTCCTTGACAACGGGGAATTGGATGGTGCTGTTATGCTGGATGAACAATTCAACTGCCAAACGGAATCACCCCTTTCAGGAAGGCAAAGTAAGAACCTGACCGGGATAGATCAGGTTCGGGTTCTTGATTTTGTCCTTGTTCAGATTATAGATTTTCGTGTAATCGGCCCCGTTGCCCAACTGCTTCTTGGCAATGTTCCAAAGGCAATCACCAGATTTCACCGTATAGGTGGCGGCTTTCGGGGCCGTTGTGGTGGGCCGGGGTGCCGCCTTAACCGTTGCGGTGGCGGTTCCCCCGGAAGCCTTGGCCGGTTGCACGGTCACGGTTTTGGTGCCATAGGCTCTGTACTGTTTCAGGTTGATCTTCACCTTCACATCAAAGCCTTCACCGGCATCATCGGTGATTTCATAGGTTTCAAGGCCAACGGTCAAATTGGTGTAATGGAACATCCCGCCACCGGGCTTCTGCCGGTTCAGAATGAATTGGAACGGGGTCTTGCTCACCTTCAACCGTTCAAACAAGGACAGGTAATAGGCGGCGCTTTGCGCTCCACCGTTGCTGAAGGGATAGGACACTTGGGGAAGAACCAATTCAAAGGACACATCCGAAAGGCCAGCGGCCTTCAGAATGTTGATTTCTTCCCCGTTGATCAGGGTCATGGTTTTGTTCTGGTTATTGATCTTTACCGTCACCTTGGAAGGGGTGATGGGCATAAGCGTTCCCGCCATATACAGTTTATATGCCATTACTTATGCACTCCTTCCGCCGATACCGCCAGCCGTTCGGCAAAGTTCTCTGTCCATGCGTCCATAATCCCATCAATATCCATTTCAGAAGAAATGTGGTTTTCATTGTGCTGTTCAACCTTGATTTCAGCGGTAGTGAACCGGTTGATTGCTTCACGCTCCGCAATGTCACGAAGATAGGCCAAATCTTCTTCAGCAATATCCAAGGCATCAGCGGTGGCCGCTGTGTTGTTTGCAATATCGCCGGTGTTCCCGTAAATGCTATCAAGATCATTGCCAAGGTTGAAGGCATCCAAAGAATCAGCCCCCATAGAATCCAAGGCGGAAAAATCAAACATACCGGAAACCTTATCGGCCACGCCATCACCCCAAGCGGCACCGGAAGCAAAGGCATCAGCGGCCCAACCATCTTGGAAGGTGTCAAAGGTGGACATTCCTTCATTGAAGGCATCGGCAACGCTCTTGTATTCCTCTACATTGCCATAGGCTTCAGCGGATTTAGCCGCATATTCGCTTGCTTTGCTGGTGATACCGGAATAATCAAACTCGACAAAGGGCAACTTGTTCAGGGCTTCACAGATACCGGCCACAACGGTAAGGGCTGTGGAAAGAAGGTTGTAAAACCAGCCCTGAACATTGGAAATGACATTGTGGAAGGCCGTTCCGATGTTGGAAGCACAGGCCCCCAAAGCATTCCAGATACCCAAGGCGATATTCGCCACGGACAGGCCAAGGTTTTTGAAGAAGGCAATCACCACCATGATTCCGCCGCAAATCACACCGAAGCCGCTATTGGCAACACCGGTGAACTTTGCAACCGCCGCACAAGCCGCATAGATAGCCGCAATCACGGCGATAATCAGAAGGATGATCCATGTAAGGGGGCAAGCCAAAAGCGCCGCATTTAGGCCCTGCTGGGCCACCGTAGCGGTGAAAGTGGCTCCCGCTTCCATAGCGGTTGCCGCCGCATGAACGGCCTTGGCGGTTGCCTGAATACCCATGATGATATTCGTTGCCAGCGCCACACCGTTATAGATCAGCATAGCGGCCACAATACCCATGATAATAGGCTGAATCCAACTCCAATTATCCACCACCACGGAAGCAATGGAAATCAGAATATCCAGCACCGAAGAAGCGATATTGGCAACCCCGGCAAGGCCGTTGATCAGGGCCGTGGTCACTTGCTGGAACTTGGAACTGTTGGCAATCTGATTGATTTTGGTCAGGATCGGGGCGAACATGGAAAGGGCTTGATTCTTCATCCCGGCCCAAATCTGCGCCCAAGTCTTGGGCATGGAATCGAACTTTGCGTTGGTTTCGTCCGCCATAGCAAACATGGCGTTCTTCACCACTTCAGCCGTTACCTTGCCTTCCTGTGCAACAGACTTGATGGAACCTTCCGCAATGCCCATATATTTTTCAATGGCTCTTGCGATACCCGGCGCACCATCCAGAATGGAATTTAGTTCTTCACCACGAAGCGCACCCGCCGCCATTGCCTGTGTCAACTGGATCATGGCGTTGCTCTGCTCTTGGGCCGTAGCACCGCCAATAACGAACTGTTTGTTCACCTGTTCCATGAAGGCAATGACCTGATCCATGTCACCGTTGAAGGCGTTACCGGCGTTCAGGCCAAGTTTCGCAACAGCGGAAGCGGTGTCAAAATAAACGGATCGGGAACGCTGGGCGGAAGCCATGATCTTCTGTTCTAAGGCTTCAACGGAACCGCCATCATCCACAAGCAAATTCAATCGGGCCTTGGTGCTTGCCAATTCATCCGAAATGTTCAGCACCTTATTGATCCCGGCGATACCACCAGCGGCAATGGCAACTTTCTTAATAATGGACAGAAGCCCGTTGGCGGAATTGCTACCCCCACGGATGGAATTGTTGAACTTCTGCTGTTCGTTGTTGGCGTTCCTGATATTTTCTTCAATGGTATCAAAGGCGGTTCCCGCTTTCGCCCATTCTTCACGGGCTTCCCGGATTGCCGCCGTGTCAACGGCTCTACCGGAAGCCTGTTGCATGGCTTCAAAGGTGTTCAGCACAACCCCCATTGCCTTGTGCATACTCTGAAGGGGGCTGGTAACACCATCATAAAGGGCAATAGCGGCCCGGATGTTTCCCACAGGGATCACCACCTTTCTTGGAGAATAGAAGCCGGGGCCTTAATGGTGGCGGCCCCGGCGCTGTTTTCGTTCAATTTCCTTCTGCTTCTTCTTTTCAGCTTCCACCCGAACATCAATGGCCGCAATGATGAAGGCCCGTTCACGGCGGGGCAAAGCATAAAAGGCGGAAGGTGTCAAATGAAGTTCGTGAAGGCAATAGTAAGCAATGTTCGCTTCACCATCACCTTCACAGATTAGTTTTTTGCTTCATCAACCTCATCCTGCATGGTGGTATCAAAACCACACACTTCCTGAATCTTGGTCAGGTATTCGGCATATTCGCCGGGGGTCAGCATGGTTTTCAGAAGGGCATCAGCGCCCATGACCTTGTAGCTGTCCTGAAGTTCCTTATCATTCAGATTGGGGAACACAGTACAAGCCACGGCCAGCTTGCCAAGGTAAAGATCATAGTCGGTTTCCTTCTGATACTGGTTCTTCTTGCCGGGAACCGGAACACGCTTGGCACAGGACTTCCGAAGGGCTTCATCCTCGGTGCCGGTGATGGTCTTGATCTCCCAAGGAATGGGGTTGCCATCCTCACCCAAGAAGCGTTTAGAAGCAACAAACTTGATGTTCTCAACGGGAACGGCGTTTTCAGCCAAAAAAGCGGACAGGCTCATTGTTTTTTCCTCCTATATTTTGATACGAAAAAAGGCCCCGGCCCCTACCGAAGTAAGGCCGGGGCGCTCTGCTTACTGCATACCGGCCAAAAGGCTGAAGGTTTCGGGCATCTCGAAATCTTCAAAGGTGAAGTCCATATCTTCATCCAAGTATTCCGCATCAGCATCAAACTTGGCAAGCAAGCCGCCATCCATATTGCAATCCTTCAGGATCACGGTCTGACGGCCCACGGAAGAAGTGGGATCTTCATTTGTCACCTGAATGTCAAAATAGACATCCTCGCCGGTGTCCTTATAACGCTTCATCAGCTCACGGAAGATGGAAGTGTTATAGTGGAAGGTGGCGGAACCCGTACCCTTCCAGCCGGTAGCCTTATTGCCCTTGCCGGTCTTGCCCAAAATGGGAACTTCCGTTTTGTTCTTCTCAAAGTTGGCTTCAAGGTTGATAGCCTGCATGAAGTTGTAACGGTTATCCCCGATGGTCACGAAACATTCAGCCAAGGAAGCGGAAACAGCATCCTTGGCGTTCATGATGGTTCTATCTGCCATGATGGTTGTACCTCCTTACTGAACATAGACGGTCATATAAAGCTGTTCCATAGCGTTCACGGGGGTCACATAATCAGTAACCACCACGGATTTCTTGGTATCGCCCTTTTCAACCGTCACATTTTCGCCGCTGAAGTTCTCAATGGCCCGAATATCCTGAAGTTCCGTGTGGTGCTTCACAATATCGTTCCAAAGGGAAATCCGGCCAGCGGCATCATTGGGAACCTTGCCAAGATACTTCTTGCCGAACAGAACGGCAATATCATTGGCGATCTGATCCAAAACTCGGATCGTCTGGTTGCTGGAAAAGTCGCTGGACTTTTCATCCGTGATGGAAATGAAGCTGTTAATGTCAGTCAGGACACATACCGCTTCATCCACACGATGGAACATGAAGGAACCTTCCTTGATACCGTTTTCAAGCTGGGTCTGCGTGAAATCGGTATCAACATCATATTCACCATCATAGGTCATGTTGGTGGCGCTCTTATTGACCGCCGTTCCGCCGATCACGCCCGTAACCCAAGGGATCAGGGCGGTGGAAGTCTTGTCGGAAGTCAGGCCGTTCTTGACGCTCACAACGCCTTCATAATCGGCCAGTTTGCGGAAAAGAACCACCTGAAACTTCTTGCCCACATCATCACGCATCCGCTTTGCGAAGGCCGCAAACAGGGCGGTGATGGTGGCCTTGCTCTCGGTGCAACCCATAGCGTTGAAGGTGTACGCTTCCGCCTGATCAAGATAAGTCTGATAGTCGGAATCGGCCACGGTGCCATTGGTGCCGCCCGTCAGGGGCAAAGAAGCGGTCAAAGAAAGGGTTCCGCTGAACTTCCAATCCACATAGGCATTGGCCTTCAGATCGGTGATAGCGGCCACACCTTCCTGAAGATCAACCTGAACGGTTCCCAAGAAGGTTGCCACATCGAACAGCGGCTTCTGTTCTGTGGTGTTCTCATTCGCCGTGATAACGGTACGAAGATCATTACCACGGGTGCCGGGGTATTTGGCCGTTGCGTAGGTGTTAGCCGCCTTCACGCCGCTGGTGCCAAGGCGGAAGAAATGAACGGTTTTGGCGTGAAGGAAGATTTCACGCATGGGCTTCAGTTCATCCGCCGTGTACGCATAGCCGAAAATTTTCTGACTGTTCTTGATAAAGTCAGCCTGTTCCACCGTGAAAATCTTGCCTTCAGGCCCCCAATTCATAGCAAGGGGGATAGTGACAATGCCACGGTCAGAAAGGGTGGCGCTTGCCTGCGCCACAGAAATGAAGTTGATATATGCACCGGGCAGAACCTTGTTCTGCACCAAGAAGGTGCCGCCGCCAAGGGCCATATTATTTCACCTTACCTTTCATAAAGTCATTGATCAGCCCATCAATCTGATCGAAGGTGTATTCCTTCCCATCTTCCAAAAGGACAGACAGAAGATCACGCCGGTCAGCGTAACGCCTGAAGGTCAACACCCGTTCTTTCGGGAATACCACCGGGGCCGTGATGGTCGGTTCCTGTGCGGTGGCGGCTTTCTTTCTGGTAGCCATTCAATCACCCTTTCTTTGGCTCCACATCCACATCCAATTCTTCCATCGGGGTTTCCTCGGACGGGCGGCGAAGCGTCAAATTGTAGTTCACGAAGAAGTGAAGAACCCCGTCTTGCACTTCATAACTCATGGAAGTTCCGTGAAGCACATCCCCATTGGGAAGGGTGATGAACTCCAAACATTCCATCAAATCCCCGGCCATAGTGAACAATTCAGCGTTGTTTCTCCCGCTGGTTGGGAAATAGTGAACATCCAGCGGGTTCCGGTTCATGAATCGGTTCTTCTGCAACGGGGAAATGTCAGGCTTCAGGACAGCAATGAAAAAACAGGGTTCCTTGAATCCCTGTTCCACATCATTCTGATAGATTTTGTACCCGGCTCCAAAGGCGGCGTTCAGCTTCATGGAAACGCCTTTGATAATTTCATTGATCAACTGAACACCCCCTTCAAAGCGTCATACAACATATCATTCAGAATGGACGGGGCCAAGGTTTTCACTTCCTGTTCAGAAATCGTCAGCATGAACCGCCCCTTCACCCAACTTGCCTTCAGGGTCTTTCCCAAGGCGGGAACATAGCGCCCCGGTGTTTGCCGGTGGCCGTATTCCACATAGGACGCATATTCCAAATTGTTGATGATGGTCACGGTGTACTGATCCCCATGTTTTTCAATGGGAAGGATCGTCCAAGCGTCACGCAAGGAACCGCCACGATAACCGGGCCAATATTCTTCCTTGGCTTCATCCGTAGCATACGGCGGAACCACACCAACGGGGGTTCTTTTCTTCACCTTATTCAGAAGGATTTGGGCAACCTTCTTGGCGGCATCCCGGCAAAGCCGATCCATGTCAACTTCCGAAAGCTGTTGAAGGCGTTCATCCAGCTTCTTCAATTCCCGGTAATCACACCGGCCCCATCTTCCCATCAGGCCCACCCCCTGAAGGGTTCAAGCATGATTTCTTGATGGTTGGAGAAAACACCCGGTTCACCGGAACGGGAATAGGTGAAGGTTCGTTCCACATCGTTTGGCCGGGTGACAATGATCTTGCATCCTGCGGGAACCTTCACATCCGGGGAAAGAAACAGCTTCACCACCTGTTGGGCGGTTGCCACTTCATCCCCATTGGTTGAAGTTAATGTTTCAAAAGACAGCTTGCACGGCTGATCCTGAAGAAGCGGCTTTTCTTCAGAATCCGTCAGGTGGGTGACAGGATCGGTGACTTCCTCACGGATGAAGATAGAACACCGATCCTTCCACAACCGTTCCAAGGCGGTTCGCACGGCCTTATTCACCATACCAACCGCCTATAACGGTAGATTTCACCAATGCGCCCGTTGATCAGATAATCAATCAGGCTGTTCAACCTCTGTTCAGGGGTTGAACTACCTTCACCAAGGGCAAAGGTAATGTTGGTGTCACCTTCCTGAATGGATTTCACCGCCGCATCCAAATCAAACCCTTCAAGCTGTCCAGAACACTTCTTCATGTTCAGGTATTCGCCCACGGCCATAGAAACGGCCAGACTTTCCAACCCCTCCGGGATTTCGGAAAGGTTGGAAAGGTTTTTGATCCTCCATTGAACATTGGTCAAAACCATATCCAACAACGGATCATCAGCGGCCCCCGCCACGCCAAGGGCCGTTAGCATTGCAACCGCTTTATCACGCAACGGGGTTCACCGCCTTTCTTACGCCGCCGTGATTTCGTACCAACCCTTGGTCTTGGGGTTGTCATTCTTACCGGGCGTAACCTTGACATAGCCAATACCGGACTTGGCATAGTAGGTCTTGGAAGTGGTAACAGTTTCATCCGTTGTGACAGCGGCGGAACCGGTGATGATCATAACCGCCTTGGCTTCATTGGTCATAGCCGCAAGGTAATACTTACGGGAATAAACCGTGTTGCGGCGGATATTGCCTTCACGCTCCTGCTCCACTTCCGTACCCTTCTTATTGAACAAGGTAACGGCTTCCTTGGTGGCAATAACCACCTTGCCGGTTTCGGCGTTCTTCTTGGTGTAGATGTTGATACCGCCAACGGTGCCAACATAGCCCTGCTTGGCGTATGCTTCCACATACTTCAGATCGTCCTTCAGGGCCTTACGAAGTTTCGCCATATCAGCGGGATTGACGAAGCCGAAAATGGTCACGCCTTCAAGGTTTTCCAGATTCAGCATGGCGGCACCGTCCACAAAGGCATCAAAGCCAAGGGCGGTGGTCACAATGGTCATGGTGGCCTCATTGAAGGCGCTGAAAATGTCAGCATTGACGGTGTTGAACATATCAGTACCGGCGTGCTGGGTGCCAGTAGTGATAACCATGGGATCGGTCATGGCTTCTTCATCGTAATACTGGAAGCGGTTCTGGGCCATCTGAATACGGTATTCCTTTTCGGTGTAACCGGCTTCAATGGTCTTGGTGTTGCCAACGCCCATGGTCAGCTTCTCGGTGCCATCGGTGGCCTTGTACTTGTGAATCTTGCGAACCATACCAGCAACACCGGTCAGGTTGTTGTCGATGGTGCAAAACTGCTGAAGATTCAGGTGGCTCTGGTACTGATCTTCAATTTCGTTGGACAGATAGAAATTATCGTAAGTAGTATTTGCCATTACTCATTACCTCCATAAAGTTCTTTGTATTCGTCAGGATGATTGACGGAATAGTTGTAGCGATCCAAGGGGTTCATGGCTTTCAGCTTTTCCAGCGTCATAGCATCATTGCCACCATTGGGATCACCCTTTTCAGCGGATTTGGCACCCTTGAACTTGGTGCCGGTGGACTTCTCAAAAAGAAAAGCCGTGTCCTTGCCTTCCACCAGCTTCTTCACTTCATCATCAAGGCCCTTGACGGTTCCATCCTCCGCCAGTTCTGCCTTTCCGATAAAGTCAACCAACAGCGCCTTGACAGCGGTGTTGTTCTTTGCCTTGGCTCCGGTCAGGGCCAGTTCAACCGCATTGCTGATTTTCAGATTTTTCAGTTCAGCGGCGTGATCCTCGTCTTTCTTCTTGTTATCGGCCTGAAGCTGTGTGATCTGATCCTGAAGGGCCTTGGTGTCACCAGAAGCCTTCTTCAGCGTTTCAAGCTGGGTGTCACGCTCTTTGATGGTGTTCTTGGCGGTGGTCAGTTCGGTGTTGACCTCATTGAACCGGGCCTTGGTGACGAAGGAACCGTTCAAGCCCTCCATAACCTTTGTGGCCTGTTCTTCAGTCAGGCCCCATTCCAACAGCTTTTCTTTAGTCATTGTTGTTACCTCCAAAATCCTTTTTTACCGTGGGTTAGGAACCACGATTTTTCCGGTTCTGTTTACCGCCCACCACCGGGAAACGGCGAAAATGGTATGAAAAACCACCACCGGCCAGAAGGCCGGGGTGGTCAGATCATCAATATAGGGATTTTTCATCCAGTTCAGGTGGCCGGTAAGGGGTTCCCTTATCCAAACAATCCTGAATAATGGCTTCCACTTCCGCTTCCTCGACACCCATCAGGGCGAACAGGGGGAAGTTTTCATGAAATTGTTCAAGATACTGTTCAATCAGTTCAGCCATTTTCAACACCCCTTTCACGGCTGATTTGCAATCACCTTCAACATATCTTCATACATGGCATAGGACTTGGGAAGATATTTCTTGATGGTTGCCAAACTTTCCGGGGAAGTCATGGTTGCGGAAGTCATTTCCGCAAAGGCTTCAGTTCCAAGGCCCCAATCAATCCCGTTGTAAGTTCGGGTTGTCCAGTAGGAACCACCACCATGACCAATGCCACAGCGGATTTTTCCACGGGTGGCCCCTTCCAATATATCAGAAAGATCACCGTACTGCAATGGGGTCAATGCCTTCACTTCCGTTTGAACGGCGGCATAGGCATAAGATTTTTTTACCTTGAACCCACCATACTTGATGTAATAATCAGCGGTGGTTTGCGACATCCAGCCTTTTTGTACCCAATACGGGAAATCATCTTTATGGGCCTTCATGTCAGCAAGAACCCGATCCACCCAATCATTCACTTCATCCTTGATGGTTTGGGGAAAAGCCCCGCCCTTGTAAGTAGAAGAAAAATGCCATTGACCATTCGGGGTTCCAAGCTGTGCCGCAAGCCCATCAATGGCATGGCCGCTTTCATGGAAGGTGGTTGCGTAAGGGGCGCTCCAAGAACGGCCTTTAGAATCGGCATCAATATTCACATAAATATTTTTGCCTTGGCAATATGCGCCGCCTTGATGGTCAGCCTTTGCAACCTTGATTTGGTTTTCATACTTATCCCAAGCGGCCTGAAGGTCAGAACTTTGGCAAGCGTCCACACGATCACGAATCTGATCATAATGGTCTTTGCCGAACTTCTTTCCAAACTCGGTGTTGTAGTCACGAAGCGTTTTGGCAACACCGGCCCCGGTTGCAACGGTCAAGCCAGCCTTGGAACCGCCGTTCACGAAGGTCTGAACCCAATCAGCATATTTCATGTTGGCGGGAACATAGTACACATTCCCATCAGCGTTCCGGGCGGCTCTTTCACCGGCATACTTGGGATCAATGGCCGGGGCCGTAGTTCCTCTGCAATTCGGGTGGAAGGGCGGCACAGTTACGCCGGGTTCATATTGGGCAATGGGAATCACCTTCCCATCAAGGCCACCACAAATGGAACAGGTGTGGGAATCAAGCGTTTCAATGATTTCCACCATTTCCACGCCCAAATCTTTGTAACTCTCTTTGGTGGCAACGGCATTGAAATAGGTGGTTTCCGTATTCACCAGCCGTCCAGCCTTGTAACGGTGAACCCCAAACTGCTTCTGAATGGCCGTGGTAATCTTGGCCGGGGAATCACCCCGAAGAAGCCCTTGGGTTAGGCTCTTGCTGACGGAACCCACCAGATCATTCTTGTTCAACCAACAGCGATCCCGGAAGGTTCGTCCGTCAGTAGTCCACGGTTTTGAAAGCAAGGTTTCAAGTTTCTTCTGATTCAGGGCGGTAATATCCCACCCAAGGCCCACGCCTTTCTGAACTTCAAAGGCCGTGTGGGTGTAGCCATTGCCCACAACCTTCTTCAACAGGGCATCCAGACTATCAACCTGATTGCCGTACAGCAATTCAAGCTGTTGCTGAATACCTGTCTGAACAGCTTCAAGGCGGGAAATGTGGAACCGGGCAGACGCATTTTCCAGCTTTTTCAGCCATGCCGCATCCAACCCGGCCTGTTCACCGATCTTGATATACTGTTCAACGCTCCAATGAAATTCTTCAAGCTGTCCAGCGGTCAGCCATTTCCGGGCATCGGTCAGGCTGATTTGGTTGTTCACCGCAAAACGGGCGTACCAGCTTTCAATTTCCTTCTGAACGGAACGCTGTGCATCCAGATACATTTCTTCCATGGCCTGAATGGTTTGCTGGGCTTCTCTGTGGGCGCTATCCTCCAAGATGGAAAACCGTCCACGCCAATAGTCCGCATTTCTCATGGGCGGTTCCTCCAATCCTGAAAAATGGTGCTGAAGGTGGGATTTGAACCCACACGCCTTGCGGCAACGGATTTTGAATCCGCCTTGTCTGCCTGTTCCATCACTTCAGCATAAAAGGCCACGCTGTTTCTTCATAGGGGCTTCCGCCTTGCTGAATTTTGGTTCCTTCCTTTGTGGCCTATGGTAGCCCGTGCCGGGATCGAACCGGCGTTACCGCCGTGAAAGGGCGGTGTCTTAACCACTTGACTAACGGGCCACGATGGGCCGGGGAAGGGAATTTCACCCTTTGGCGGGTAGGAGTAATAGCACCCCGCCACACTCAATGTCTGCCCCGGCATATATTGTGAAACGGCGGGGGTTATTCACCCTCGCCATTGTCACCTTTGTTCTGGTTGCCGGTCTGAAAGGCCCCGGCGTATTCCTGCGCTTGTTCCATTGCTTCATCCTTTTCCTTACGCAACCGGGCCAGCTCCACTTCAACATCCGTAACCCACGGGTGCTGTTCCACAATGGTTTCTGTGGACAGAATACCAACGGACTTGGCACAGTTTTCAATGGATTCCGTTTCATTGATCAGAATGTCACGGTTGAACACAATCTGAAGTTCAGCGCCTTCATAATCGCCCAAGCCCCTGTTGCTGAAATCCTGATTGATGAACCACAACAGTTCTTCAAAGGCCGCTTGGAACTCGGTTTCCATGCCGTTTGCGTCAAGGTCAATGTCAGAATACATGGATTGAATGTTCATCTGGTTTGGATTACCAGACAACCGATCATCCTTGGCATCATAGCCACGGGCATTTTCAATCAGAGATTTCTTCAGAAGTTCCAAAATGCCCTTGTAATTCTCTGCATTGATTTCAACCTGAAGGGTTTCAACCCCGCCATCCTCACGAACCTTTACGGCTCCATAGGTGGAAAGGTTGTGGCGGAACTCACCAAGATTTTCACCGTCATAGTTCTTCAGAACCAGAATGGTGTTCCGTGCGTCCTCTTGCATATTGTTTTCAAAGTCGGACAGCATCACATTGATACCGTCCTGAAGGGTTTTTACACGGCGGATCAGGGGGATTTCCTGTTTGTTGTACTTGAACGGGATCAGCGGAATCCGTGTCCAGTTGAACCCCTTGGGTTCCTGTCCTTCTTCCTCAACCATGAAATAGTTTTCATGTTCACCGGCTTCCACATCGGCAATCAGCATATCATTTTGATAGATATACCTGTAAATGCCATCGGTTTTGAAGATTTCCACCTTCTCAATCTTTTCTTTCGTGTAGCCGTTCCAAACCTCTTGGGTGTAATAGCGAACCGCACAATCAAGGATGGTGTGATCATCGTCAGCCCAAAAAGGAAGAATGTCATAGGCGGGGAAATGCTTGAAGGCCAGTTCCCCGGCATCCGTATAATAGGGGTAAACCCAACCAAGGCCACCGTTCAGGGCATCTTCACAAACATATTTCAGAAGCCGGTAAAACCGTTTGTTAAAAACCTTGCCCAAAGCATCCGTGTAACCCTTATCCTGACAGTTCAGGGTAAAGGGCTTGCCCACAAGGTAGTTGGTTTTCTGATCCACCATCAGGGCATATTGGTTATCAATCAGGCGGTTGTTCGGAAGATTGTTCACAACCTGAAGTTTGCCATCCTCGCCAATGATCGTGCGCTGACGCTTCAAAATGTCATGCTGTCCTTCATAGTACAGATCACCACGCAACTGATCCTTGCGGCGGGGGCTGTCCTTCCATTCCTTGATTTCGGCGGCAAAGAACTGAAGTTCTGTCATGCCGGTTCGCCCACCCTGAATAATCAGGCGATTGATCCGATCCATAGCGTTATTCAGAAACATAGTCAATCACCCTTTCTATTGCTTAATAAATACAAGCACCCGGAAACACAAGGTTTCCGGGGCAATTTGTTACTATCATGTTGTTAATCGAAGCTGAAGGCGGGGCCAACCAGCATATCTTCCAGCCCGTAACGCATAGCGTCCATAAGGTGGTTGAAATCATCAATGGGAACATTGATCTTGGCCCCGAACTTATCTTCTGCCCATGTGTAGTTTGAAATCTCTGTGATGAAGTTCACGCATCGGGGGTGAACAATGATGGTATAACCCTGAATGTACTGGATTCCGTTGTTCACGCTGTCCTTGCCCTTCCGGGCGGCTCTGATACGATGAAGGCCAGCATCCCGCAATTCATCAATGCTCTTGGGTTCGGCACAATCGGCCTTGATCCGTTCCTTGCCGTAACCCATGCCGGTGATCCGGTCACAGATTGCCCGGTTCGTCAGGGCCTTTTCATACAGTTCATCGAAAACCCAAATGGTCTTTTCTGCTTGGCTCACCAGCCCACAGAACAGGGCCGTGGGATCGTTGGTATAACCGAAGTCAAGGCCGAAGGCGCTTTTCACACCGGCTTTTTTGGAAATGGCCTGAATGTCAAAGGCTTCTTCCCGCCAATTATCGAAGATCAGGCCATCCACAATGCCCCAACCCCCAAGGCCAGCCACCTTGTAGCGGCGGGGGTTGTTTTCCTTCATGGTGTTGAACACCTTCAAATCCGCCGTGTCCAGCCATTCATTACACAGGTAATTGGTGGTTGTGGCGTAAATCTGCCCATCCGGGCTGATCCAGCTATCATGGAACTTGTATGTGGGGTTCCCTTGGGCATCCTTGCCGGTGATCTCCCCGAAGAACCGTTTCCTGATCCAATGCTTTTCGTTCCACGGGTTGAAGGTCAGCGTGATTTGCTTGAACAGGCCCGTTTCTTCCGGGATAGCACCACGGATGGATTCATCCAGCATATCGAAATCAGATTCATTCATAATTTCGTATGCTTCTTCAATCCAGCACCAGCACAGATAACCGATTTCAACGGTAATTGATGTGACTTTCAGGGGATCATCAAGGCCCCGGAAGTAAATCTTCTGACCGGTGGGAAGATAGGTCATTTCAAGGGGGCTTTCCTTGATTTCCCAATAGGCCGAAACACCAAGGCGGTTGATAGCCCATTTCAGTTCGGTGAAACAGGAATCTTTCAAGGTTCTGAACACCTTGCGAACCACAAGGGTATTGGCTTCCGGGTATTGCATCATCCGTTTGATGATGTTCAGGGCCGTTGTCTTGGATTTCTTGGAAGCACGGCTTCCCTTGCATACCCGGTAACGGCCTTTGAAGTTCCAGAAGGTTCCGTAACCCTTGCCAACCACTTCAGGAAGGTGAACCCGTTTGGCCTGTGGGCTAATCTTCAAGTTGATCATCCCCCGTGATAATCACCGGAACGGCCCCTTCCACACCTACCTTGTCCGTGAACATACCATAACGCTTGCCGATCAGTTCAGCGGCCTTCAGCCTTTCCTTGGCTCCAACCTCTTTCTGTGTCAACTCTTGGCAACCGTCACCGCAAAGAATCGGGATTTCTTCAGTATGTTCACCCCGCATTACCGAAGTAAGATACTTCATCACTTCTTCAGCATCAGCGATCTTGGCCGAATGAAGTTTTTCAAGTTCGGTTTCGATGTACGCTTTCAAGTCAGGTTTTGCAAGGTTTTCAGAACCCGTCTGCTTTGCGGTCTTGGGCGAATACCCCGCCTTGATTGCCGCATCCGTAGCATTGCCGCTGATCAGGTATTCATCACAGAACTTCCGCTGTCTTGGTGTCACAGGTATTCACCCCTTTCCTGAAAAAGTGAAATGCACCCCTATAAGGGGTGCATTTTTACGATTCCAGCATAACACGCTTGACACTATAAAATCCTACACACTTTTCACAAGAATAGGATTTTACACTACTGTTCAAGCGATAATAAAAGGTTAGGGTTCTTTTTAGAAAAAGAAATCAGGGCCTTCCCGTGAATCTTGTAAACCTGTGAAATTGAAAAGTTAAGGTCAAAGGCAATATCAAGCCATTTCTTCCCGTCAATGTATCGGGCAATCAGAACATTTTGCTGATCGAAGTCAGGAAGGATCTGAATTGCCTTCAGGGTGGTGTTCTTCAGATCAACAAGTTCATTAATCCGGGCGTTGATGGTTCTTTCAAGTTCATCAATTTTGCAGATCGTTTCTTCAAGGCTGTTCTTGGGGCCTGAAGTCTGAACCTTGTCCTGTTTCAGTTCACACCCGATGGAAGTCAACCGGGAACGCTCTATTGCAACCGTGTTCAAAAGCCTATTGATCAAAGCATCAAGGCGGCTGATCTGGTTCAGAAAATCCTTGGCCTGTTGGGAAAGGTCTTTGTCATTCACTATGTAACACATCCTTTCTGGGGTAGTCTGTTCCGTTTTCATTGCATCTGTACCGTGGATAAATGCCGAAAAATCAAGGGGTTTCAAGGGTTTGGAACGCATGGAACAGATAAAACGGGCAGTTCCTTATATACACATTTCTTATATATTTTTTTCTTTATAAGAAGAAAGTATATTTACATCTGTTCCATCTGTTCCGTTCCCTGAAAACAACTGAAAAAGCCTGATATATCAAGGGTTTTCGTGCGGAACAGATATAGAAAAAACATCTATTCCATACCTGTTCCACACGCTGTTCCAACCCCTACTGAAGAAGCACCTGTTCAGGCGTTCCGGTTGTTCCACTTCTCCAACTGCTCACCCCTCAACGCCAACGCTTCCAAGAAGCAACCGTTCTTAGGGTGAACATAGAAAGTTCTGAACGGAATATCCGCATATTTCTTTGCAAGCGGGTTCAGCCGGTTTTCCTGAACCAAATCAGCCCCGCAAAAAGGACACGGCTTATTTTTCATCGGTATTCCCTCCCGGTCTTACGGTCTTTGATTTCAATGCGGTTCAGAAGTTCAAACCCCGCCAAACGGGTGATGTACTTCAGGACGAAGATCAGGGTGTTCACCCGCTTCTGCTGTTCATCCTCGTCACGGATGATATTCTTTGTGCCGTGGTAGGCTGTCGGATCGTGATACCCTTCAGCATTTTCCCAAGGTTTAGGCATCGGTTTTCCCTCCTTCTTCTCTGTACCATTCTTCAATGTCACACCCAATGTCCTTCAGCTTTTTACGGGCCAACCACCCATCATCGGCTTGTTCCATCAGGTAATATTCCCGTAGCTTCAGGGTTTCGGCATAGAACAGCTTCCATGCCAGCTTCAGGTGCTTGGGGCCAAAGCCAAATTGGGTGTGAAGCATCCACAGAATGGATGATTCCTTATCCATGTCGAAAGCCCGGTCATTCGCCACAATCTGTTCATTGATTGCTTGGTTCAGGGCCTTTTCTTCAGCTTTGTTGAACTGAACGCCAAAGATTTTGCCACCGGACTTCTTAAACATCGGCATGGTATTCACTCCAAATATCATCGAAGCACACAGGGATTAGCCAATTAACTTTCTCTAACAGAATCAAGGCCACTTCCCGCATCTGCGGATGTGCGGCGGGCGAACACCGCAACTTCAGGAAATGCCGCCATTCCCGAATGTTGGCCGTCATAACCACTTCCGTTTTCAGGCTGTTGGGTAGAACGGAACGGGCTTCCTGCGGGGTGGCTCCTGATTTCAACAAAGAAAAATAACATTGTTCAGAGATCAGACAAGCGTTTTTCCATGACCAATACAAATCAGAACCTTCAGGCCAGAAGCAAGGTTCAATCACCGTGATTTCCTCACCGAACTTGCCCTTGCCGTAGTTGCAATAGCGGGTGGATTCCTGACAGTAAGAAGCCATCCGGTGGCGGACGATCTCATGAGAAACCCCACGATCACAAATGAACTTCACCGTGAAGGAACAATGTTCCAAAACCGCTTCATGCCCACGCTTGATGATCCCGGCAATGAACAGTTCAGCGGAACCTTCCGTGATTTTGTCCTCGGACTTGTAGCAGACACGGCCACATTGTTCCAGCCGCTTCAGAATAGTGGCCCCATCAATCGGGGTGATGAACTGCACATCAGGCTTGATAATTTTCATTTTCTTCAACCTCCCAATTCGTTCCGGTGCTGTGACCGGTAAGGATCGAACCCTTCAGGGTAACGCTGTTCCAGCTTTTTCAAGTTTTCTTCCATGACCGTATCAAGGTCAGAACCAATGGCATCACACAGAACGGCCAAATACCAAGCCACATCACCAAGTTCTTCAATCATGTGGCGCTTATCCAGTTCATGGCCGTGGAAGAAATGTTTCTTCACCTGTTCGGCCACTTCACCGGCTTCACCGCAAAGGCCCAAGGCACATTCCAGCTTCAGCCGATCCATGTTGGAACGGTCAGCGGTTCGCAAGGAATCCCGCATATAACGGTTAGCGTTCATCGGCGTGTTCCTCCGCTTTCTGATCATCCAATTCAAGAACGGTCATAATGGCGTAATTGGCAAGGTCAATCAGGGTATCACGGATAGATTCATCCTTTACTTCCTGAACCCCGGATTTGGTCAGGCTCTTGAACCGGGCCAGCTTATCCCCAAGCCTGATCCGGGGCATTGCCATTCCTTCTTCTGTGAAGGTCTGGTGAAAGCTATCGCCATAGTCATGATTCTTCATGGCATACAAGGCATTGATTTCCTTGCAAATATCGGCATGGCGTTCCGTTTTGGTTTTAGGTAACATTGAAATCATCCTTTCTCTCAGTTGAACCATTTGATCACCGGATCACCGGTGAAGCCCTTTTCCCACACATACCACGCATAGGCAATGGCGCTTTCCGGTTTCCCGGTCATATCACCATTTTTATAACAGGCCAGCCGGGAACGGCTGATATAAACCTTTCGGGGGGGGGTATGCCTGAAGAACTCACCCCGTTTTTGCCCCTCCAAGAACTGAACCTTCAGGAACATAGCCACTTTCCCACCGGGGCGGACGCTTTCAAGCGCCCTTTGAACAAATTCAAGCCCCATTGAATATGGCGGGTTTGTGATTATCGTCCAGAGTTTCCTTCAGGAAATCCAGCGGTTCAGGATCACCGAAGCCCCGGTAAATCAGATCGGTTGAAATGACTTCATAACCGTGGGCTTGAAGTACCTTGGAAATGTGGCCTTCACCACAGGCCGGTTCCCAAATGACCGGGGAAAACTGTTCCAGTTCCAGAAGCATTTCCACGGCCCTTGGATCGGTGGCGTAGTAATCAAATGCTTCTCGTTCTTCAGGAACATGGTTGGAACTGCCTAATGTGGTGAACACCTTCTTGGAACCACTCATTCTGTGTCACCGCCTTTCACAAATACACGGGTTTTCTGGTTTCTGATCCACTTTGGAACCGTTGTGAAGCCACAGCGTTTTGTGATCTGCCGGGAAAACTCAATCTTGGAAAGGGCTTGGAAGTTGTTTGCAATGCAATATTCCTTATACCGGCGATACACGGAATCGGTGGCTTCATTTTCAATCCCGTCAAGGCCCACTTCATTGATGAACCCAATAATGGGGTTGTTGTTTTCCTCATATTCGTCCAACTGCCCCTGAACTCTGCTGGAAGTGGTGAACTGTGCGTTCCCAAGAACCCGCTTCAACCCCTGAAGGCCAAGCAAGGCCAGATATTCCATAGAACCCTGTTCACACAGTTCATCCTTGATGAACGGGCGGAAGTCAGCATCATTGGGGGTGAACTTGGCATCGAAGGGAACAATCACCAAACGCCGCTGAACGGCTCCGGTTTTATCCTTGATACGGGGAATATTGTTGGCGCTGAACAGGAACTTGGAATAATTGTTGAACTCAAATGGATCTTGGCCTTTGCGCTCTACATTCACCCGATCACCCGTGACCAGCTTCTTGAACACGGAAGCATTGGCAATAAATTCATCACCAATATCATCACCGATGTTCGCCAGCTTGCCGAACAGTTCAGCGGTTTTGAACCTATCGCCCAATTCCTTCAGGTCAAGGGAAGCAATGTTCTGATCCCCAAGAAGGTTCTTCACCACATGAAGAAAGGTGGATTTGCCGTTGCTCTTATCGCCAATCAGAATGAAGGCTTTGCCAAGTTCGTTGCGGCGGTACATACAATAGCCCACCATTTCTTCCAGCAAGGCCCGGACTTCAGGATCATCACAGGCCAGCCGGTTCAGGGTGTGATCCAACAGATCATCATGGGCGGCGGGATTGTACGGCCACGGGATTTTGTTTGTAATGACCACATCCGGGGTGAACTCTTTGAAGGAACCATCCCGGATATTGTAAAGGCCGTTGCTGAAAGCAATGATATTCGGGTTGGTGGCCTTGGTGTTTTCCTCAATCATGATTTCCAGATAGGACAGGACTTCCGAACGCCACGCCCGTTTCAGGTTGCTGATCAGCTTGATCATGGCCCCTTCAATTTCACCGGCACCGGAAACATAGATACCATCCTTGTAAATGTGAAGCTGGTTATTGATCTTCACAATATGGTTGTTGTTCTTCAGGTAGGTGGCGAACTTATCAAACAGGAAGGTTTTATCCCGGAAGAAGGATGTTTTCTTGAAGGCATCATCCCGAAGGATCACATCAAGTTCCTTGTCGGAAAGGGGCTTCTTCAGCACATAACGGTTAATCAGCCTGATACATTCACGGGCTTCTTCCTTGGTGAAATCGTCACTCTGAAGGGTCAGAATGTAGTTGAACAGGGTTTGGTTCCGTCCATCACCTTCCCCAAGGTTCGGAAAATCATAGTTGCTTTTCACCGGGGTCAGCCACTTGGGAAGTTCCTGAATCTCCCCTTCAGGGAAGTCATACAGAATGGGCCGTTCCACGCCACCGGACTTCAAGATTTCATAGCTGTTATTGGCTCCAACCTTTCCATCCGTGGTGATACCCACGGCCAAGGTGCATTTCGTCCAGCTTTTTTTAACACCACAGTTCTTGAACAAGAAGTGTTTTCCCCGTGTGGTGGCGTACACTCTGCACTTCAGTTCTAAATCCTGAACCATTCTGAACAGAAGTTCAGATGTTTCCGCATCATCCACATCAATCAGGATGGTTTCTTCCCCAAGAATACCGGCGTATTCATCAAGGTCTTGGACTTCTGAACGGGTTTTCAGTTTTTCAACGCCTTTGAACTTTTCAAGGCATTGTTTATTTCTGGTAGGCACATAGCCCCTAAACAGTTCCATGCTTCAACGCTCCCCCCCCCC